CCACATTACTGGAATTGACATTATGAGTAGCAGTTGCAACACCAGTGACTCTCTCATCCCAAACATCGGTCTCCTTACCATACTGGAAAGTATTGAAGAAAACTGTTTGGAAGGGAGCAACCTTTAGTCTGTTATTGTCAGAAAACTGAGGTCTCCAGTCTGTCTGGTTTCCCCAGTGATCTGCGATGTTGAAAACTTCAAAAAGACTTCTCTCTTGGTTTAGATAATCTTGTTCATTTTTATTCCACTGTGCCATTAATCACTCCAACCCAATCTTTCTGGACGATATCTTTGTGAACTTTTAATTTTTAGAGAACTTGTAGTTGATGGATACAAGTTATGAACTACTGCTCCAGGATACTCATCCTGAAGTTGCTCAGCAAGTTCATTCTTAGAAGGCATTGTTCCTTCAATCTCAAGTCTATATATCTTCCCTTCCCAAACAACATCTGCCACATATGACTCAGCAGCAGGTTCTGGTTGGGAAGATCCCCCCACATTTAGGGTTCCATTGAAATCACCATTGATAGTGATACTTTCTGATAGAAACTGTTGAAAACTTTTCATTAGCATTTCCAGCGGCGACGTGCTTTACAAATTGCTTTGTCGGGGTCTTTTGAGCAATCAATGTTATGCATATCTTGCTGCCCCTTAGAGCGTGAGCAGAAGGACTTTCTGCGCTTAGCATCCTTGCTACCTGGTTTTGGATCACCAGTTACAGCAGTCTTAAGTTTGGAACCTGGGTTCTCACGGCGATATGCCTTAACTGCAGCAGGACTCATACCATCGGTTTTATCGCTCTTATTAACCTTCTGCCAATCTTCCATGAACTGAGCAAACTCTTTTAACTTAGGAAGTTCGGCAGTTGCTCCCAGTTTTTTCTTGGCAACATCCTTTTCACCACCCTCACCCCTATTTACAAGTGCTCTAATTTTTTCTCTTCTTTGTGCTGTTTTATGGGCACCTTTATCGATGGTAAATGATTCTTTCTTCAAGGTAGTTGTAATTCTCTTCTTACCATCTGGTGTTGGAATAAACTCACCAAAATCTCCTGCTTTTGGATCATTTTTATCCACATCACCATCAACATCAGTGTCAATTCTCTTGACTGCTTTTTTGACGAGTTTTTTCAAATCTCTATCTGGAACTTCATGTGGTGCGTGGATTTTTCTCTTTGTTCCAGCAGTTCCAACAGGAGTGGTTGGATCTTTCTTATCCACATCACCATCAACGTCTACATCAATTCTTTTAACTGCCTTCTTAACCAGATTTTTTATATTTGATCCTGGAACTTCATGTGGTGTATGTGCCTGAGAGTGAATCTCACTGATAGTGCCTTCTAAGCACTGGCAAGGATTATATCCACAAACTGGACATACGTCTTCTTTTACACAGTTGGGAACCATTTTCTTTCCTTTCTTCTTCATACCCAATTGCTTGTAACCAACCCAACATGCTTCATCGACTTTATGCTCACCACTAGTAACATAATCAGCAGCAGTATCTAGATAATCTGCTGCCTTTGTAATTTTTGACTGAACCCAAGCTTCAAGTTCACCTTCACCCTTACCCATTTTCTTCTTCAATCTCTTTGCTGCAGAGATAATTGTTGAGATCTCTGAGCGTGCCATTGAATACTCATGATCTTTTTCTTCTGTCTTATTGCCCCAGTTAGCAGCACCAACTTTACGGCACTTAACTAGTGCCCCAGAAGCATACGCACTTGGCCAAACAGAGTAGCGTGACTTTACTTTGTTGTAGCAAGCGTCCTTCTTACCACTACCTTTACCTGGTTTATCTTTTACTTCTTGTAGGTCCATTTCTTCAGTTCTTACGTTAGTTGGTTTTGCTCCACCAGACTTTTCTGGTTGGTTGGGATCTAAACGATTTTTTCTTCTTCTTGCTCTTTCTTCTTCTTTATCGGAAAGATCTCTTTTCATTTTAGAACTTCCACATTTTGGTGTAGAAGTTTGGCCAGGTTGACGAGCACAGGGTTTTCCTGCGTATTTACCACCAAGTTGAACCCATCCAGGTTTTCCATCAGAAGATTTTGATTTTCCAAACCAATCACGAAGACCTTGATCTCCAGATTTTGATTCATTCATTTTCTTCTTCTTTCCTTGACAATGGGCACGCTGAGAAAATCCTTTTGGATTATCACAGTCAATTGACTTTTTATATTTGTCAGACCAACCCATTAGAATTTAAGATTCTTCTTTATTATTTAGAAAACCTTGTTTGAGTAGTTTTTGTAGTTCTGATGTTGATCCAACAAACACAGCGTTGTTAGTAACATTATTTGGTCCTTTCTTATCAACTTCTTCTTCAACGTCTTTTAATTTCTTCTGCAGATCAATCAATTTATCTGTCGTATCAGCAACACTCTTTATCAATTGACCAGCAACTTCATATGCTCTAGGACTTCCGCCTTCACCGGCAAGTTCCATGATGCCGTTGATTGCTTCCTGACCTTTTTCAATTAAGGAATACAAATTAGCACGAGTGTATTCATAATCTTTTTTAATATCAGTTTTTTCTTCTGGTCTCTTTTTTTGAATACTTGTTGTTTCTTCTTCAACTTCTACGATACTACTTTCCACGTTCAGTGCCTCATCGAGTTTTTCAAAATTATTTGACATATCAATTTACTCAAATATCAGTTTGTAATGTTGGGCTAAAATCTCTAGAGTCTGTGTATGAGAATAGTGATTCGCTAAATCCAAAATCATCACCGGGTTCGATAAGAGCATCATCTGCTGCTGTTAGCAAATCAATCTTTGTGCTCTCAACATGAGTCGCTACAGTTGTGTTATTGTATCCTCTGATAACAATCAGTTGTGAAGAATTTGGAACTTCCTTCACATACATGTTTTCAGTATCTATTCTAATTCTATTTCCGGCAACAAATCCAGTTGTATCACGTACTCCGATGAGGGTTGTATCTAAACCAATATCTTGTGACAACTCGCCAGTGTTATCATTATTATAATCTTTATTTGCCTGAGGTGTTGCTGTATAACGCAATTCTCTTCTACTATTGGCAGCAGTATCTGCATAGTAATCGACCTGAACCTTCTTGATCAATCCATCCGTAGTATCTGCGATTGGACCGAACAAGTAAGTTTTTGCTGTAAAAGATAAAGTATAGATTAGAACTCTTCTGGTTGCAAAATCTCCCTCATAATCATCTTGAAAAGAAATATTATCTAAAACAATTGGAACATCTCTTTTCTCACCAATAGCATCAATCAAGTTTATTGTTATATTAAATGCTGGTTGAAAAAATGGAAGAATTTGCTCAACTATTTGAAGAGCATCATCATTGATTTTACATAGAATATTGAGCTCAAATCCAATATTATATGGTACTGGTAAAAATACTTTTTTTAGATTAGTACCATCTGATGCTTTAAAAGTTTGAGTTACACCTGCTTTCCTAGTAGAATCATACTGAAGAGATGTCATTTCAAAAGACATTCTTGGAAGCGTCATAGCAACTGCTTTGTTCAAGTCTGGTTGCTGTTCTATTCTTGCCAAAAACTTTTGAACTGGACCATAAGCAATAGGAACTTTGAGGTCTGTTATATCAGCACCATTTCTATCTTGATGACGAATACGAACATTATTGAATAACGTGCCAAAACCTATGACAGTTTTTCTAATAATTTCGTGATAAAAATAGGTTCCTAACATTAGTAATCACCAAATGGATTTGATTCTGTAAAATCTAAGAGGTTATCTGCTTCCTCTTCTATTTCATCATTCTGGGTATATTTATCATAGGTATCATCATGGACATACGATGATACTGTATACGTTGCTGAAGAAGCAGAACCAACGATAACTTCTCCAGGTAAGAATCCAGCAACAGTTGATCCTATACCAACATTCGAAATCTTGAGAATTCTATTGTCCTGATCCCAAGATTTAACTCTCGCAATAGTATTTGATGTTTGACCTGTAATTATTTCATTAAACGCAAATGTCCCTATTCCAGTAATTATTGATGGATCTGTAACAGTTGCTGTTGGTGCTGATGTTGCTGAATACCCAAATCCAGGATTTGTAAATCTTACAGAACTAATTCCATTTGTAGCATCGTTGATTGTTAGTATTGCGGTAGCAGTTCCAAGACCAGATGCTGGCGGACCACTAAATGTTATTGTTGGAACACTGCCAGCATATCCAGATCCGTTATCTTCGATTGTTACTCTAACGATACCATATGTTAAAGTATTAATCCCACAAGTCGCTATTGCTCCAGATCCACCACCTCCAGTAATTGTAATTGTTGGAGTAACAGTATATCCAGCACCAGCATTTGTTAAATAAATTGCCTTAACAGAGCGAACGCCACCACTAACAGTGGTAATCGCTACAGCAGAAGCATTATGTAGTGGATTGCCGGATGGTGAAGTCGAAATGGCAACTGTTGGAGTTGATGTATATCCACTTCCATCATTCGATAATGTTATACTGTTAATATATCCAGTACCAACAAATGGTGTGACCTGAGCAGTAACACCAACACCAATAAGATTTAGTGTAGTGATAAAACCTTCTTCTTGAACTTGAGAATCGACTTCGTATACAGAAGTATCGATGATTTCATCTTCATATTCGAAGAGTTCACACTTTAATTCATAGACATATAGTTTTCCAAGTTGATAAAATGGTTGTTCATGCTCAACAAATTTTACTTCAAATAATCTTTGCCCTAATGGGAAATAAACTAGATCTCCTTCTCTTGGTCTAGTTGAAAGTTCGATTTCATATTCATCACCTTGTGCTCCAAGAAATGGTCCAATAAAATCTTCAAATCTTTCTTTTGAAATAGTTAGAGTAACTTCATCCTTCAAACTCATTCCAAATTTTGTTAGTATATCTCCACCACCAGCATGTCCTTCATATGTATTGATATATGCTTCAATGGCATAATTATCATCAAATCTAGATGACTGAACTTCTTCAATAATTGTCTTTCTATTGACAAAATTTCTTGGTATATAAATTACCTCAACACCATGTATCTGTAGGTGCTCATTAATAAGACTTTGTACAAGCCTTTGCTCACTTGGAGATCCTTGTAAAAAGAAGGGATTAAGTGCCATTATCCAATAAAGTCGTAAGGTGGTAATTCATAATCCATGGTCATTCTTTCACGGATTTGCTCTAACTCTCTTTCAGCATCTTCATATATTTCTCTTCCATTCAGTTCAATTCCGCCAGGAAGTTTGACTCCTCTAAACTTGATTAGATTTTGACCCCACTGTCTCTTCATAAGAGCAGTTAAATATTTTTTCACAAAACTGTCATTATATACACTTGTGAAATCATTCGGATCTAAGATTCTATAGCAATCTATAACAAAGAAATCATTCTCTGCTTGTGCTCCCCAATCAATATCCAAATACAATCTATTTTGTCTCTTATTAAAACGAATTTGCTTATCCGTTGTTAAAAGGAAGTCAATATCTTCTAGATATGACTTAACCATTGAATATTGAAGCAATTCGACCGAATTAAAATAGTAAAGATCGTTCAAAAATAACTGATACTTGATACTAAACATTCCACCAGAAATGGAACTCGTATCAAACTTGAAAATCTTTTCGATTCCTATTACAGAATCTGGAACTTGAATATAATTTGAGTTTTCGTAGAAGTTGAAGGTATTTGTGCCGTATGAAGTAGTAGAAATTCCTGTAGTTGTTACAATACCAGCATTTGCTGTAAACGATCCACCACTATATTTTGCTGTTCCTCTAGCAATATCATCAGCACTAACCTTATATTTCAAGAACATCCTTTCGACACCATCAAAGTGTCTTTCGTGGAAATACTGAAGAGCATCATCAACTAGATCATCGATCTGATCATCGTCAATATTAATTTCCAAGACGGGAGCACCTAACCTCCTGAGGCAGTAATCAATTAGTGTTTGTCTACTATTTGGTTTTGCCATTTTAATAAGATCCTCCGTCTAAAACGCTGGTCCAAACAGGAACATTTGAAGCGTCTGTTGTTAAAACAAAATTAGAAGTTGTTGCGTATCCAACTTCTGGTGATAATGTGCTTATTAGTTTACCGTTGGTATCAAAATAAGCAGATCCTCTAGTATGTATTCCAGATACTGCCCAATCAAAATAAGCAGCACCAAGATCTAACTCACCTTTTGTTCCAGATACAACACTATTTGTGATAGTGGCATCTGGGATGTAAGTCCAACGACCAGTGCTATCATCATAACCAAAGAAACCAGTCTTATTATTTGCTGTACCTATACCAGTGTTATAATCGTAAGAAATACCTCTATCGGTATTAGTATCATATCCACTGGTTATTGTTAATTGTGTTTCTGTGCTAATACCAGATCCAATAATAGTATCTTGTATTGTAATAATATTATTGGTAGTATCAACACTACTAATAGTGGATAATCCAGATAAAGATAAATTTGATGATCCTGTTACAACATCATTTTCACTTAAATTTAAAACAGAATCTAATCTAATTGTGGATACACCAGCTGCTGCGTCTTCTCCAACAACCGTTCTTACTTTATTGACATCACCAAGTTTAAGGATTACATCGTCTACAAATACTTCTGTAGAATTAACTGATGTTGTATCTCCATCAACTTGGAGATTACCTTTAATTACGACTGTTCCTTGATTACTTAATCCATCGGGATATGGATCAATATAAAGAGTATCTCCAGAAACTGTTCTTATAAGATCTGTTGATATTCCAACATTTCCGAAGAAAGATTCTCCATCAACATTTACAGTTCCAGTAAATGTTGAAACACCAGATACATTTAGATATCCATCAACATTCCATTCATCAACCTTTCTATCTTCATCTAGCCACGCAATAAATCCATTCGGAGATGTTGTTCTATTTTCTTGACCAGCAACTTTTCCTGGTTCTAAGAATAGATCTGTGTAATAACGACCACCAATCGTTAATACTTGCTCATTTTCATCTCCAATAAAAAGTCTTCCACCACTATTAGAGGTTAGTGCTAATCCAACTGTATATGCTAACTCACCGTAATTTAATGTTGATGGTGCTGTTGTACCTGTGGATCTCCTTATCCGTATAATACTAGCCACTAAAAGGTCCCCCCATTAATGACTAGATCTTGATTATTACCTGGTGTTAATGTGTCTGATGCCTGCCACTTACCAATGGAAGAATTGTAGACAAGCGTCATTCCACTAGTTAATGCTGTGAAAGAATCGGCATCAACATCAAGAAGTTCTGGCAAGGATAGTGCTTGTGCTCCAGCCAGAGATGATATAACTTTTACTGCATTTTTTTGACCGACTCTAACTTTTATATCTGCCATTAGATAGGGACTCCCGCAAGTTTTATATCCACATAACCACGAGATAAGAATACAACATCAGGATCTAAAATATATTTATACTCAACTTATACCTGGGGATCCAAGGGTTGAGAGAACTTCTTGCTGGCGTAAATATAATTTACAGTAAAGTTTAGCAAAGTTTTTGAGTTCTTCAAAATTCAATTCTTCAATAAGTCTTGAGTGCTTTTCATACTCAAATAATTTATTGATACTTTCTAAAGTGATTTCATTTGGATCCATTGGTTAACTCCCTTAATAGCAATTTGATTTCATTAATATCATTTTTTATTTGGTCAAGTTCCTCCTTTTGTTTTTGCTTTTCATTTTTCATTTTAATATACTGAGAATAACCATGTGTATCTGTATTGACAATAGCACCAGACTTTTCATCCCTGAAAAGATTTTTATGCCCTTCTACTGGAATCATGCTAGTGCTATTGTCCTCAGATCTTTCAATTTAACCGCGTGTGCTTCATCTGTACCACTCATAACAATCTTAATGGCAAACCCAGTAAATTGATCAAGATTTTCTGCACTGAATTGATATTCCAAGAACTCATCATCTCTGCTAGCACGAACAAAAGCGTCAGGTAAACCACTATTTTTTGTGGGATCAATTACGGTATCTCCAAATCCATCACCATCAGCATCATTCAAATTATCATATCCAGGGAACAGTTCATAAGTTGGTTCAATTTCGCTAGAATCTGCTTTATAAAGTTTATAAAGAACTCTAAAGTCAGCTGAGGAGTGGCGATAAGCACCAACAATAACTTTTAATGAAGATGCTGGTTGCTTGAGATTTACTCTATTTGAAATATAAACAGCAGAGTGGGGATCGTTAGAATTTTGATTAACTCTAGAGTCTCCAGGATAGTTGTTAATGGGATTATTAACTCTATTTCTCACCAAAGATACAAATGCTGTTTGTGTATCAATAACTGGAGACAGATTTGGATCTGAAGAATTTAAGGTAAGATCAACTGTTAATGATTTATTCTTAGGAAGAGTTGTTAAATACTCTTCTTCGTTAACTTCAGAGCAAACTAAACGAGTGGAATTTAAGTAATTGATTTGGTTAAGTTCTACCGATTCATATCCTTGATCGATAAAGGAAATTTCTGATCCACCAGCACTTGTTCCAGAAACGGTTCTGATTCTGGCATTAATTGTTGTGTTTTGACCAGGAGTTATAACATTATATTGTGGAATAATTCCATTATATTGGAAGTTTTGTGATATAGAAACATTAGTACCACCAAGAGATTTTTCATCAGTGAAACTGAGTTGAGTATCACCGGAAGATCTATCTGATCTATCAATCTGTAGATGATAAACATCAATTTCTCTTACTTCTTTCAGTGCAGAATCGTTTGGTAGTGTATGAGTTGTGTTGATTCTTGAGAGAGAAACTCCATTTAGTTCATACTTATAGATTCTATCTCCAGTAGTATGCTGTCTAGTTCCAGATAAGAGGAGATCATTTCCTCTGGATCCAATTCCAAGAGTTCCAGACCCAATACTATTATAGTAAATTATTTCATTGTTAATCTTGGCATATCCTCTTGTGGTAGATATTCCCTCAAATGTAGCAAATATTGAGGTATTGGCAACAGAAACAGTCGTATCACTTAAACCAAGATTAGCACTTAAAGTAGTGGGTACTGTATTTGGTTCAATATTGGAGATAACAACCTTATTGGTATCTTGATGCATACCATGGTTATATTCATTAATCTGAAGAACTCTTCCATCATAAAGATTACTTACTACACTAGAGTTTTCCCTAACAGTAACACCAAGTGCCACATTTGATGAACCATTGAAATATTGAAGATTGTTATTAGTTGCAAAGGACTCGCCCTGAACATTAGTTAAGTATAAAGTATCAACTCCACCAATTGATGAGACTGAAATCTGAGCATTCTTGCCCTTAGTGACATTGGAAGTTGTAACTCCAAGAACATCACCAACAGCATAACCATTACCAACGGAAGTAATAGTTGCTGATGATAGTTGACCAGAGGAAAATACTACAGTTGCTTCTGCTCCACTTCCAGATCCAGTAATGGAGTATAAAGGTACGGAAGTAAATGATCCATTCGAATATCCAGCACCAACATTCGTAGTACTGACAGTTGCGATCTTGCTTCCAACATTTTCAATGTATCCATATGGTCCAGAAGAACCAGTCTTAATAACTTTAGTTCCTGGAATTAAAGTAGCAAGTACAGAAACATCAGTTTCTTCAGTTGATACTCCGACTTTTAACTTTCTTGGTAAAGTTCTAACTGGATTAATATCTGCTGCTGGAATATTTTCATCTTCAGATCCAAGGGTTGGATTGTAGAATGTAACTGTTCCAGAAGTAGAAGTAAAGTTTGCCTTATAAAGTTTGAATTTAAGATCTTCAAACTGACTTGGTGTCCAGATTGTTCCATTTTGTGATTTGAACAAACTTCCACCAAGATACTGACGAGTTACAAGAACATTTTCTGGGTTTGGTAATGACTGTGTATTAACAGTCTTCTCACCCATTCTAGCAATCCAAGTCTCATAATTATCAGATGTTGGGGCAAGCAGAACTAGAGCATACTCTGTATTTGGTTGTAGATAAACTGGGGATGGGAATTTAAGGTTTGTAGCAACAGTAGCATCTGTTGATGTTGTGATTTGATCTGGATAAACCTCAATAGTAGCATAGTCTTGAACCAGTTGATTTGTTGGCGTACCAAGTTCAACGGTTCTCAGTTCAACATACATCTTCTCACTTTCATCCTTGTTACCAAAATAAAGATCAACGGATGTTAAAAATGCACCAGTTTCATCAACAGTAAATGTCTGAGCAAGAGGATCTCTATTTACTGGTGGTGGAGGTGGTGGTGGGGGTGGAGTTCTTACATGTACTGTTACTCTTGCAAATGTGTTAACTACACCGCTAGCAGAGTATGTTGTTTCACCACTAGAAATTAGAAGACTTCCAGGAAGTGGTGTGGCATTTGTTGGACTTGATGTTACCTTAAATGATTTGGTTCCAGTAGTTATTCTTATTACTGGTGGTGGTGATGCTAAAGGATTTCTGATGAAGAACGAACCTTGAGAATCTCCCCAGTTATCAGTAACAATTCTAACGTTAGATACTGTTGCTTCAGCAGCACTAGATCTTCCAACGAAAGTAACACCAGTGGTAATATAACCAAAGAATCTTCCTTGTGCTTCCTCACATAAAGATGCCGTATCAATATTGAGGATTGTAGAAGAAGCAGAATATGCTGATCCAATTGAAGTTGACTTATTATATGGATTTACTGTATAAGTTCTATCTGGATTATTAAAAGCTCCAGTTTTATGATTTGGTTGAGCAGTTCTAAAAGAAATGACTCTTTCGGATCCGATGAATCCATCAACAATTTCTCCCGTTTGGAAAGATCCAGAAACCATTGATATTTCAACAAGTTTAGGAATAATATCAATACCACTTACACCATCAAGGAAAGCATAATATCTTGTTAGTGGTTTAAGACCACTATTGTTATATTCAACGTTTCTCGATCTCATATGAGTATCGGGAACACTACTAATTAAAACATTTTGTACATAAGATCCATTCCAACCACCAGTTTCTGTTCTAGAACCACCTGGAACAAAGATGTTTCTAACCCAGTTATCTGATGCAGGATTGAGTTTAACAATGCCCTTATATTCAATCATGTTGAATGGGTTAACATTCTCAACTCTAGAAGCAAGAGGTTGCTCTAACCATCCCTTCTCTTCGTAATCTAGAGTAATCAGATCTCCAGTCTTTCTTACATTAGAATCGAGAAGAGGTAAATCTGTTCTGTAATCTACAGTATCTTCATTAAGAGATGGGGAAACTGCTAGATTTGTCTTTAGAGAATAGAAGTCAACAGGTGCATTTAATTCTCTTTTTTCTACATCAACATCAACATTACAATCTGGATCAGAAAGATTTAGAAGTTGATTATTCTTAAAGTCATCAACAAAGAAACCACTCTTAAATCTTGATAGACCATCAGCATCTTGAATTTGTAAAGTTTTGGTGTTTAATTCAAGTAGAGATAGTGAAGTAACGACTTCTAAATTTTCAATTCTATCTTCTAACTTACCAATATCTCTCATGGTATATCTTCTGTTGTCCACAAGAGTAATTACAGCATCACTTGGATCATATAAGTATGCTGGAAGATCTATAGAAGCAATATCCATTGCTTCTTCAACATTAACTGGTTGTTTTGGATCTAGAGAAGATGTTCCCTTGATTACAGAAAGATTTCCAAGTTTGTCTAAAACAAGTTTATCTTTTCTTGGTAGATAATTTTTATAACCAATCAAAGAACTTTCTCCAGGACTTACAACCAGAGTTGGATTAGTTCCTGTTGAAGCAAAGTTTCTGCTACCAAAAGCAAAAGGTGAACTTGTAGTTGAAGTGAACTCAGAAACTCTTGGTCTGAAATCTAAAGTATCGGATGCCCTTAGACCAGTTGGTAGTAAAGGAATATCCTTTCCAAATCTTTCTGAAGAATATGAGTTTACAGTATAAACATCACCATTATCATTTGATGGCACTTGATAGCAGTTGTATACTACCAATAGTTTTCTTGAAGGTGTTTGTGATGATTTCTTTCTTACTATTCTAGAATAATCATAATATTGATCTTTTTGACCTTTATCAAGACTGAATGAATTTGTCAGATTTTGATAATTTCCAAGGGAAATTGCAACGATATTACTGATAATATTTGATTCTTCAAAAGTAACTGTTTCACCAACAGTAAATTTATTAGAGTTTAGATAAACAAACTCAACTTGTGTTGAAGAATATCTAGTTACTAACTGAGCAACTGCTCCACTTTCCTGACCGATTATTTTTTCGCCCAGAATTGATGCCGTATCTAAACTTAAACCAGAAACAAAGGTTAGTTTATCTAAGACGGGTGAACTAGAATCTAAAGATTCATAAACAGCAATTACGTTTGTTACATCGGGAACATTGAGAGAAATTTCTCTATCATCAACTCTTAAACCATAGTAATTACTTGTTGTTAGACCACTTATTGAAGTCGAAACACCCGAACTTATTTTATCAACGGTTAGTTTCTGACTTCTAACATAATTTTTTGTTTTATTCTGAATTGAATTTTTCTTAACAGAAACATTTACAGTTACATTTCCAGATTGACTTGGAGTTAAACCTGTAAGAGTAAGTATTGTAGCATTTGATGATAATGTAAATTGATCATCTGTTAAATCTTCAATAGTACCATTACTATAGAAAACTGAATATCTTTCTGCGTCAAAAGTTTCAAAGAATGCGCTAGAAATCCCTGTTGAAGAAACATTGATTGTTAATGATCCAACAGAGTCTGTTGACTGACCTGTAATCTGTCTAGAAACTAAGAGATTTGAACCTGACAGATCTACTGATGATACATTAGAAGCCGAAATGGGAGCATATAAGTATGCTTCTTCGGTATTACCTATCTGTGGACGTCCAACAGAGAAAGTTGTTAATACCTCAGTCGTTGGGAAAGCTCCATTACATATGCCAGAAGTTGTTGGAACAGTTGCTAATTGTAAGGTTGTTCCATCAGAAGAGACACTTTGAACTCTATTAAATGTTTCATCGGTTAATCCGGCAATCTGATATCTAATGATGGCATCACTTCTAATTCCAGTAAATGTTTTTCCTGGGCAAGTAGCAATACCAGCATTGTTAATTTGTAGTTTATCAGTTATTGTAAACTTGTCTGGTGTATAACTTTGTAAAACTGTATCCCCAACAAAGTTTGTTTCCAATCCAAGATCAGAAGATCTTTGGAAGACTGACTTAATATCTTCAGTACTATAAACTTTAATTGACTTTACTGATCTGGTCAGACTTCTAGATTCGTTTACTAGAATTTGTTCACCCGCGATAAAGGTTCCGGATGTCTGGCTAATAGTTACGTCTGCCCCGCTAGGGGTTCCTACAGTGTATCCAGATGCTCCACTACTCAAACCCCTAATGAAAGAGGTCTCAGGGCAATCTGCCGCCAGTGTGGACTCGTTTAGAGATAGTATAGTATATGTTTGAATATCAAATAGGTATAAATCCCACTCTGAAGCAGATGAAGAAAATGAATCATCTGCGGTTCCGAATGAATAAACTCTTGCCGTACCTATTGTAGTTCCAGTTCCAGCGGAAGATCCACTAGTTCTTTGATTATTAAGATCTACAGTATTGCTATTATTATCTACACCAATAACTGGAGTTCCAGTAACATTGTTGAGTTTTAATCTGTTGCCCATATCAAATGGGACCAACGCAGATGATACTGATTGTACATCTCTTGGTTTTTCAACGTCTAAAATTGTTGTTCCTACAAGATCAATATCATATCCTCTTACATATGCTTTTCCGGCAGAGACCTTAACACACATTAGATCATCACTAGGATCATTACCTTGTTCTGTCTTTTGTGTATCTAGGTATAGACCTTCATTAGAGATTCGATCATTAAGAGAATTCGTAACCTGGATATTAAAGTTATCTACAGAGTAATCTCCAGATTCTTCAAATGTTCTCTTAGCAAAGTAATCCTTAATTATTGAATATTGTGACTTATCTTGTAATTTTTTAATTTCTCCATTATCAAGCCTTATAATTTCTACAAAGTCTTTATCATCAAAATCAGTTAACTCTTTTTGTGTTAAAGTTGTTGAGATTTTTAATCTATCTGCTCCAGGGGCAGCAAAGTTTGAGAAACCTTTAGCGTTATCATAAAGAGAAGTATCTATACCAACATTTACAATCTCTTCTTTTATTTGTAAACCCACACGGAAAGATGGATTATTTGTAAATGGGGTAACGATTAAAGTATCTTCGTTTACATTTACAAAAGTACCTCTAATAAAATAGACTCCTGGTGTTATACCTACAGCTGCTCCAATAGCAGTCGCATCAGAGTCAATTAGAGATGCTACAGTATCACCAGAATTTATTGTTGTGTTTCCATAAGTAACATTATCAAGAGTAATTAAAACTTCACCATCACCAAATGGTGTAAATTGGAAATCCGAATTTGAATCAATATATTTTACAAATAATGTTGCTGATTCTACATCTTTGGTTGGTGGTAACAGATAATTTATTACCTTGGCAGTGATACCTGTTGTTTGACCCTGTAGTGTTTTTCCAACTAATTGTTTGATGTAAAGAGAAACATCAATTCCAAGGTGATCGGAATTTAACTTAACCGCATAATATTGAGGATCATATGTGATACTTCCGGGTATCACCATTGATCCTTCTTTGAAAATGTGACTTCCAAAAGATTCAATTTGATCTTGAAGGATCGACTGTAGAGTAGTTAATTCCCTAGCTTGAACAGGGAATCCTGGTTTAAATAATACCCTATAGAAATTATCGGATGGATCAAAGTCATCATAATATGGATTGATATTTAAATTTGTCTTCTGTGGCATTTTTAAAATTCCAGGATAATTTTAACGTCTTCTTTTTGTCTGGAGTTCCTTGAAATCAGAGGTCGATTATCTAGATAAATTATATCCCCCGATCCTTTATTTATTTCAGAATTTGCCAACCCATTTGTAAACTGAGATCCAAGATCGATTATCTTAGATCCAGTTGGATTTGTAGTTATTCCAGTAAAAGTTGTATCAATAGAACCAGAGAAACTAGCAGTAGTAACTGGATTTGATGAAGATTCAAAACTTACAACTTTAGATGCTGTGGTTATTCCAATATAATCAGTTTCATCTAAAGTTGTTTGGTTGAATGTTAGTGATCGATCAACAAAATACTTAACGACTTTCGTTTCACTGTCATAAGAAGCAACATACCCTTTAGCAGTTCCACCAGTAACAGATTGAGAAATCTTATCACCAACGGATAAAGCACCGCTCACTGATAAAAATTTAATAGCCTTTAAGGAAGAAAATTGATTTTCTGTATATAAAGATGTTGATCCAATAGATGTTGGATTTTTAACAATTCCAACTTGAGCAAACTTAGTATCAATTGGGAAGTCTTTAGTAGAATCATCAAATCTGGCGTAGATTAGAATTTTGTCAGCACCCAATTCCTTGTAAATATCATAACCATGTCCCTTCGATGGTGGGATGATTGGTATTAAATGGGCATATGTACCAGCAGCACTAGCATTGATTGATCCAAGATCAACCATACCATAAGTATATCCTTTACCACCAGAAGAAACCGTAGTATTTGTTATTTTACCGCTGACAACATCAATAATTACTTTTCCTCCAGATCCATCACCAAGGATATCAACTTCTTGTCCAAGACCACCAGAATAATTTGATCCTTGATTTTGAATGTATACTTTTTTTATTTGATTTTCATATACATCAGAATCTCCATTATCACGAACTGCTGATACTTGAGCATCAGTTGATGTACTCCAATCACTTGGAAGAGCAATATATTCTGTAGAATCAAATTTAATGATATCACTAGGGTTTACAGAGAAAAGATATTTCCAAACATATCCATCACCACTCTCACCAGCTTTAGATGGTTCTAGATCAGTAAATAATGGTTCATCTTGAGAAGCATTTCCAGTTGTACTTATTCCGGAAGAACCATTATCAATACAAATATAAACTTTGTAATCAGAATTCATTACGTAGTAATTTGAATCATACAATCTTGTTGATTGTGTGACTGGTGATAAATTGGAGGCACTGTAATCATGCCTATACATCTCATATCTAGTTCCTCTTGCCCAATCAATTCGTCGAATTAATCTTTTTGCATTGATTGGGGTAACTCTTTTACCAAACATCATCGTTTGGCCAACATGATTTAAATTGTTAAAATTATCTACAGGAACTGGTGTATTGTCATCCCAAGTAGTTGACCTACCAAATCCAACCTGAGTTGGGTTTGCCAAACTCAGAAAGACATAATAAGAATTATTGGTAGTATCACTAATGGAGTCTATAAAATTACTCGCATTTAATATTCTAAACTGATCTGTTACAATTGCCGCCATCGTAATAGCTTTTTTCTATATTTATAGATCTTTTCTGAGTGCCCCAGTATCTCTCAAACCATAACCACGTCTTTGAATGGTTGGGAATGTTGATAAACCGGAATTTGTGGTATTAAATCCAACGATTAAACCAGTAACCCCGATGGAAACGGGATCAGAAGATCTTGTTATTCCAGAAAGTCTTCCCCAAGAGAATCTTCCAAGTGGGAGAGATGTACTTCCAGTGGTTGCTATTCCAACTATCGAACTATCAGATTTAACATTAGTTACGATTTCAGCATTTCCACCAGAAGAAGAAATACTATGTACATAGTAGATATTATCCAAGAAAGTGGTTCCAATTCCAACCAACGAAGCGTCCCCACCATCAATTGAAGTAACACCATTACCAACAGATGTATCTACAATACAAATTGGATAATTGACATTTAAATCAGTGAATGCTGTAGAATTTAAGAAGAACTTGAGAGCAAGTGGATTTCCACCAGTTCCTGTAGTTGTTGTAATGCCAGTTACTATTCCAGAGAATCCTTGAACAATAGTAATATCAGTTACATTCTCATATGTTGGAGTTGGGAATGGTACAATGACTTTTGGTTGAGTTGTTAATGAATATCCAAGTCCAGGATTTGTAATGTTAGCAGTTCCGCTTAAAGATCCATCTACTACAGATATTGTTGCTGTAGCAGTAGTTCCAATTCCAACACCAATCTGTTTTGGTGCTCCAATCTTAACTTCTACAGAAGATCCAGTATAACCAGAACCAACATTTACGATATTGAGAGATTGTACAGTTCCTGCTGCGGAAACTATGGCAGTAACTGCTGCCGAAACTGGGTCGACACTATCAACAATCAAAGCGTCAAATGAAGTTATAACAATTGATGATTCATTTTCTTCATAGTTGAAGAACTGAGCATTATCAACAAATATTTCAGTATCAGAAGTTGAAACATCCTTAATGATTCTGGCGGTTGGATAAACTTGAGTTTCTATAGAATCTCTAGATTTTGATACAATTTCATTAGCAATAATCTTATCAACTTTTTGCTTTGTCCAACTTAATGGTTTGAAGTTATTTTCATCAATGCCTCCGCCAGTATAAAGATTAGTTTCCATAATATCAGAACTTGTAATACCAACAATAACTCTAGAATCTTGAGTAACTGTATCTGGATTTTGATTATCTTTTATAACCTGAACAATGTCACCTGGTTTAATAGTTTCATTTACATTAACAATAGTAGAATCAATACCTCTTGTGCCTCTATAGAAGAAGATTGATATAATATCAGTTGGTTCAGGTGCTTCACTGAATACAAAAGATGTGCCTCCAGTAAATGAATAGTTAACACCTGGATCTTGTATTACTCCATTTACAAATATAATCAATAAGGAATTTAAATCAATCTCAACAGAATCTGCATTTGATGGATCTTTTTGGAAACTTAAAAGTTGACCATTGTAATTGAGGGGGAATCTTGTTCTAGTTCCATTTTGTAGATTGGATATATTATCAATATAATCCAATTCACCAAATTGCCATGATGAGAAAGTGTCTGTAAACGTATCAATAACAGTTAATTCAAAATCGGATACTGGTTCGGCAAGGTTACCATCTGTTACCAATCCAACTGGTTTGAATACATCACCATTTCTGAATCCATACCCAGGTCTTGCAATACTGAAAGATTTAACTTCAAATAGAGTTGATCCAATTCCTGTGGTAGAACTTGCTCCAACTTCTAGATTGAGCAATAAACCAGTTCCAGTTTCTGAAGTTGTTCCAATTCCAAGTCTAGAAACTCCGGTTACTGATAGATTACTATATGAAGGTTCCGAAACAGACACAAATGTATTTGTTTGAGCATATCCAGAACCACCAGAATTAACAGTAAATGACAGTGATCCACCAGCACCAACTATTGCGCTAATATCAGCACCATTACCAGTAGAAGAAGTGACGGCAATACTTACTTGTCCCCTATAACCAGATCCATTAATATCTGTAGACCCTATTCCAACAGCAGTAATAGATCCAGATCCATCAATAACTGCTGTTACTGCTGCTCCAACTAGTGGAGCATATCCAAGACCAGTTGTTGATCCAAGAGAAATAATGTATCCACCACGAGGTAATTGATTTTGCTCAATATAAACTGGATCAATAATGATAGATCCATCGGTTGAGGTTATTCCGGTGAAGGTAACACTAGAAACACCAACACCTTCAGATAACTCATAATTGTTACCCTCATTGTTATCAGTAGTTGGAGTCTGGAAGACATCATTTATCAATAGGATTC